GCCACGCGAACGTGTGCGCGAAAATGGACTTTTTACTGGAATTGGGCCTTTTGGCACGTCGTTCGCTGTTCGCGAACCGCGACTTTCGCCTATCGCGAAACGCGAAAACGGCCACCAGAAGCCCGATGGGGCGCACACCACCCCTTTGCACGGCGCCCCCATGCCTCGTCATGCTGAATGTATGAAGGGTCGACCGCCGACCCCCAAGGCCATCCTCCAGTTACGAGGCAGCAGACGCGCTGACGACCGCGAGGAGCTTGGGGAGACACCCGAGTCTGAACTGACGCCGCCTGAATGGCTCAAGCCAAGGGCTAAGGAGGTGTTCTGTAACCTCGTCGGCTGGCTCCAAGGGATGGGCACGCTGGCCCAGTCCGACGAGAACGTCGCAGTCAGATACGCCACCACCTACTGCATCTGGGAGTACGCCGCCCAGCAGTTGCAGAAGATCGACGCCACCTACATCGAGGTGCTGGCGCCGGACGGGTCGGTCAGATTCGCCCGCAATGTGGCGATGATGGCCCAGTTCAAGGATGCGGGCGAGATGTTGCGGCACCTTGAAACGGTGCTGGGTCTGACCCCCGCTGATCGAACTCGCCTGGGCTATGGGGCGAAGAAGATCGTCATGGACTCCACTGATGCCCTCTTCGCCCGCGAAGAAGCCGCCGTCGGTTGACATTCGCGAGTTCGTTCGCGTCTTGAAGCACACCGAGGGCGATCGGTTTGCGGGGACGCCGTTCATCCCCGAGCCTTGGCAGGACGACTACCTCGCCAAGCTCTTCAACACGCGGCGGCCGGACGGCTATCGGCAGTATCAGCGGTCGTTCCTGGCCGTGCCGCGGAAGGCGGGCAAGACGGCCACTTGTGCCGCGATCGCTGTCTACGAGGGGTTCTTCGGTGACGAAGGCGGCCAGATTCTGGTGGCCGCCGGCGACAGGAAGCAGGCGAATCTGCTCTTCACCGCGGCCAGCCGATTCATCGAGAGCAACCCCTCCCTCGCCAAGCGGGCCAAGATATACAAGGCGGCGATCTTCATTCCGAGCAAGAAGACGACGATCATGTTCATCTCTCGGGAGAGCAAGACCAAGCATGGATTCAACCCCTCGATTGTGATCGTGGACGAGTATCACGTTCAGCCGAATCGCGAGCTAGTCGACGTGCTTGAGAGCGGCATGGGGATGAGAAGCGAGCCGATGGTCATTTTCGTGACCACGGCCGGCATGGACCGCGTTGGGCCGTGCTACGAAGAGTGGCAGCGGGCGATGAAGATTCAGAACGGATTGCTGGCCGACGACACCTATTTGCCCTGCATTTACGGGGCTCCGAGCGACGCCGACCCGTTCCTAGAGGAGACGTGGAAGCTTGCCAATCCGAACTACGGCGTGACGGTACTCAAGTCGTTCATGGAGCGAGAGGCCGCGCTCGCCAAAGAGAGCCCAAGCCAAGAGATCAAGTTCCGCACGCTCTACCTCAACCAATGGGTGAGCGTTGGCGCGAACAAGTTCTTCAAGCATGGCGCCTGGGAGTCGTGTAGCGCACCCCTCGGCGACCTCACCAACCGACAGTGCTACGCCGCGGTCGACCTTGGATGCACGCAGGACACCACGGCGTTCGCTGCCGTTTGGGCGCCGGCCTCAGACGACCCCGGCGGCGTGTGGGACTGCATGGTTCACTTCTTCATCCCCGAGGACACGGCACTGGAACGGTCGCGAGAGGAAGGTCTTCCGTACCTTGACTGGGCGGTCATAGGCCCAGAGGGGGAGCCCCCATGTGTTAAGATGACTGAGGGGGACACTTGCGACTACGACGTCGTCAGGAACTACGCGCTTGACTTCTGCGAAAAGTACGCAGTGCGAGGGGTGGCTATTGATCGATGGAATGCCGCGCATTTGACTACCCAGCTAGCAGCTGAGGGGATCACGATGGCGCCCTACGGACAGGGCTACGCCAGCATGAACAGCCCGACGAAACTGCTGGAAACCTTGGTGCTATCGAAGCGGATCAGGCATGGCGGGCAGAACCGCTGCCTCAACGTCCAGATGTCGAACCTTCAGGTGAAGCAGGACGACGCGGGGAACTTGAAGCCGACGAAGAAGAATAGCAACTCAACGTCGAGGGTGGACGGTCCAGTCGCACTGATCATGGCCTTGGGGCTCGCCTCCGGCGAAGCCAGGAACGAGCCCGACGAACCAATGCTCATGGTGTTTTGAAGATGGATCAAGACGACGCCGCAGTCCTTGAAGTCATCGAGCATCGGAGCAATCTGGCCCGAATCTTTGAGGAGATTCAGGACACTCGACGGACGACGTCGGGCATCACCGTCAGCCCCGAGACGAGCCTGGAGTGCAGCGCGGTCCTCGCCTGCGTCCGAGTGCTGTCGGAGTCGATCGCCAGCCTGCCGATGAATCTCTACCGCCGCCTGCCGGGCGGTGGCAAGGAGATCGCCGACGACCAGCACCTCCACGAACTGCTGCACTACCAGACCAACGACTGGATGACGGCGTTTGAATGGAAGGAATGGATGATGAGCCAGTTGCTCCTTTGGGGCAACGCCTACAGCAAGATCGTCTCCGGCCCGAACGGGGCCGTCGACAAGCTGGAGCCGCTCCACGCCTCGCGAATGACGGTCAAGCGGCTGTCGAACGGCAAGCTCCGCTACTACTACCAAGTCCCGCCGACGCTCCTCAACCCGAACCCCGACCCAGTCGAGTACCGGCAGGACGAGATTTTTGTGGTCCGCTGGCTGAGTTCCGACGGGGTGACAGGCTACGTTCCGGTGACGCTCTCCCGCGAGGCCATCGGACTTGCCAGGGCAGCGGAGATCCACTCATCGGCGTTCTTCGGCAACAACGCCCGCGGCGGCGCCGTCTTTGAGACCGACCAACCACAGAAGCCCGAGACACTGCTGCGGTTCAAGGACCAGTTTGACGAGAAGGTCCAAGGACCGAAGAAGGCATTCTCGACGATCGTCCTGCCCTACGGCTTCAAGAAGCGGCCGGAGGAGATCAACAACGCCACGAACCAGCTTCTTGAGACTCGTCGCTTCAGCGTCGAGGAGGTAGGACGCATCTACCGCGTGCCCGGTCATCTCCTCGGTGATATGTCGAACGTCCGCTACAACACGGTCGAGCAGTCGGCCATCGACTTCGTGACGTTCTCGCTCATTCCGTGGTGTACCCGCATCGAGATGGCCTGCCGCCGCGACCTCGTCGTGGACGACAAGACGTACTTCGTCGGGTTTGACCTCAATGCCCTGATGGCAGGCGACTACGAGGCCAAGGCGAAGCACGCCCGCGAGTTCTTCAACATGGGGGCGCTCGACGTCAACGAGCTTCGGGCGTCCATCGGGATGAACCCGCTGGAGGGCGAGGACGGCAAGAAGCGATTCGTCCAAGTCAATATGGCCCTGCTTGAAGCGTTCACCGCCGCCAACCCGACAGGTCAGAAGCTCAGTGACACCCTCAAGCCCGAGCCGGCCAAAGTGCCGGCCGCCCCCGCAGAAGAGCCGCCCGCCAAGCGGTCATCGCCAGACCTGTTTGAAGTCTTGTTCATGACGAACGTCCGACGGCTCGCCGGCCTGGAGATCGACGGCATCTTCGACCGCCGCGGCAAGCCCGAGAAGGTCGTTGCCTGGATCGACCAGATGGGCGAGCGGATGAAGTCCGAGCTTCGCGACTGTGCAGAAGCTACCGGACGAGACATCGAAGAGTTCTCGACGACTTGGGTGGCCCGCTCTCGCGAAATCCTGCTGGAGTGCCAGCGGAGCGGCCAGAAGTACGAATCAGTCCAGCCGGAGTGGTGCGACAAGCACCTGTGATCATGCCTACCCCGCCACTCTCCGCTCCGATCTCCTCTGTCGGCAACGTCGTGGACGCGCTCCACCTCTCGCGGCGACTGCACCTGACCGCCATCGAGCAGTATCAGGACCAAGCCGTGCATTTCCGGCGATGGGGCTACACGAAACTTGCCGACGCCTTCGACGCCGACGTCGAGGAGGAACGCGGGCACCTGAAGCTCGTCACCGAGCGGCTTGAATACTACGACATCGAGCCCGAGTGCGGCCACGAAGACTCGGAATGGCCGCGACACGACTACGAAGGTGTCCTCGACGCCAACTACGCCCTTGAATATTGGGCCATGAACGTCGAGCGGGCGAACGTCATCGTTGCCAGAAACGCCGGCGATGAGATCACCGCCAAGATTTTCGCCAAGTTGCTCAAGGGCAGCGAGGCGTCTGTTTCTGACATCGAGGCGACGAAGAAGCAGATCGAGCAAATCGGCCTCGACAACTACCTCGCGAACAAGGTCTGACCATGGATATCGAACGCCGGACAATCGACTCTGTGCCCGAAGTGGAGTTCCGCGAGGATTCCTCGACCGGAAAGAAGCTCCCTGTCCTTCGCGGCTACGCGGCCGTGTTCGACCGCGAGTCAAACAACCTTGGTGGCTTCGTCGAGTTCATCGATAAGCGGGCCTTCGACAAGGTTCTCAGCAAGAATCCCGACGTCTACGCCCTCTTCAACCACGACCGCAGCCTCATCCTGGGCAATACGACCAACGGCACGCTCAAGTTGTCGGTCGATGACTACGGCCTGCGCTACGAAGCGTACCCCGACGACACTTCCATCGCTCGCGACGTCACGACATGGGTGCAAAACCGCACCGTAAAGGCGTCGAGCTTCGCTTTTGCGGTCGATCGGAGCGCGCCGAACGGCGGCGAGGCTTGGGATAGGGGTCCGCGGGGCCTTCGGAAGCGGACTGTCACCGATATCGCGCTGCTCGACGACGTTTCTGTGGTCACTCGGCCGGCGTATGACGCTTCCAGCGTTGTCGTGAGCCGTCGAGCCATGGAAATGGCCGTCGGCGAGTCGTACCGACCCAACCAAACGATGTCGAACGCGGCAAAACGGGGCCTGAAGGCCGCCGCGAACGACAATCAGGTTGATCCGATGCTGATTTCGCTCGCCGAACGCATCGCCGACCGGCAAATCGTGGTCGTCGAGGACGTTTCTCGCCTTTCGGAGGTGATGGAGCGGTGCGCGGCGGCGAAAAACGCCGGATGGACGGGCACTCTCCCCTGGATCGAGTGGCAACTGGCCGGCGGCGACAGCGGCGAGAAGTGGATTCAGCGACGGATGGAAGAACTCGGCATCGAGACCCGAAAAGCCATCGCCGACATCGACTTTACGCCCCCTGAAGGCGTGCGGAAAGAGGCCGAGAAGGCTTTGGCGTGGCGCCGCGAGTATGGTCGCGGCGGGACGGCCATCGGCATCGCACGCGCTCGCGATCTCTCCAACGGAACGAAGATCAGTCCCAGCACCGCACGGCGGATGAAGAAGTTTTTCGATCGGCACGAAGTCGACTCCAAGGCAGAGGGCTTTTCGCCCGGCGAAGACGGGTATCCGTCGAACGGCAGAATCGCTCACGGGCTGTGGGGGGGCGATCCTGGCCGATCTTGGGCCAACGGCCTCGTTGAGCAGATGAACGCTGGCGGCGAGCGATCCGCGGCCTACCCCGAAGACGACGATGAGGCACTCAAGAGCTACGAGGACACCGACATGACCGAACGAGACATGGCCCTGACCAGCGCCTACCGAGACATCGGCACCAAGATGGGTCCGTGGGACGAGTCCGACCTTCATTACATCGACGAGGCGACCGGCAGGATCATGTGCCGGTCGAAGAAGGATGAATCCGAGGGCGCGAACACCGCCATGGGCGCGATGGACAACATGAACTCGGCGCCGAGCGAGGGCGAGAAGCGAAGCGAGCCGGTTGTTACCGAGCCCGAAGCAACCGCACCCCCGGCGCAGACGCAAAAGCAGCGAGAGGATGCGGAGATCAACGCATCCATCGCGGCGCTCGACGCCATTGTGCTTGAGACTTACTTGCACGGCGACGAAACAGTTCGCTAGTATAAAAGTATCAGACATTGATGCTTCGCGACGGACGTTGCGAAGAGCAGTGCGAGTGACTTGAGGATTCAGGTCGCGGCGCGCTAGCGGGCAAATCACCCGCCAGCCGTCGCGCCTTTGCGTTGGCTGGCCCCAATCAGGAGCAAGCCGACCATGTCGAAGAACCTCAAGACCCTTCAGAACCGCGCCGCCGCAATCTCCAAGCGGATGCGTGAGCTTGGCGACGTCACCGAGCGGACGCCTGAGCAGGACGCCGAAATCCGAGCGCTCAATGTCCAGTCCGGCGAGGTTCGCCAGGGCTTGGAGTTTGAGGCAAAGCTCTCCGCGGAGGAGCGGGCTCTCTCTGCGACCATCGAGCAGGCCGCGCCCGCCGGTGTGGCCGCCGCTCCCGTCGCCCCCCCTGCCCCGCTGGAGCCGGATACGAAGGAGCTTCGGGCCAAGAAGACCCTCGCCGCCCTGGAGATTCGGGGCGTCCACGTGCCCCATCACACGCAGCTTCGGGCGTTCAACGAACGCCCCGAGGATGTCGAGACCGCCTACCGCTGCGGCCGGTGGCTCAAGGCCCACGTCTTCAAGAACGCCGACGACATCCAGTGGTGCAAGGACCACGGCGTCGAGGCCCGCGCCCTCGGTGAGAACACCAACTCGGCCGGTGGTGCCCTCGTCCCCGAGGAGTTCGCTGCTCGCGTGATTCGTCTCGTCGAGAGCTACGGCACCTTCGCCGCGTCGAGCGTCGAGAAGGTCACGATGACCCGCGACACCATGATCATCCCGAAGCGGGTGACTGGCACCACGGCCTACTTCATCGGCGAAGGCGTCGCCTCCACCGAGAGCCAGCCCAGCTACTCCAACGTGCAGTTGGTCGCCCGTAAGCTGGCAGTTTCCAGCCGAATGTCTTCGGAGGTCGTGGAGGATAGCCTTATCAGCATGGCAGATGCAGTTGCCGCTGAGTTCGCGACTTCGCTAGCCTTTCAGATCGATCAGTGCGGATGGATCGGCGACGGAAGCTCGACCTACGGCGGCATCTTCGGGATCGTCAACAAGCTCGCCAGCAACGCCGCCCCGGCGGCCCTCCAGACCGCGGCTGCGACCCACGTCTCGTTTGAGACGCTGACCATCGACGACTTCCTCAAGCTCATCGGCAAGCTCCCGCTGTACGCTCGCCAAGGCGCTCGCTTCTACATCTCGCCGGCTGGTTACGCCGCCTCGATGGCCCGCCTCCGCTATGCCTCGGGCGGTAACACCCAGACCGACATCGGCGGTGGTGTGACCGAGAGCTTCCTCGGCTACCCGGTGGAGCAGATCCATGTGATGAACAGCACCCTCGGCTCCGATGCCTCTCAGGTGAAGGTGCTGTTCGGCAACCTCGGCCTGTCCTCGATCTACGCCCGCCGCCGGGACTTCTCGGTGCGGATGTACGACCAAGTCTACGCCACGACCGATCAGTTGCTCCTCCAGGGCACGATGAGGTTCGACATCGTCCACCACACCCTCGGCACGACCGACCCCGCCGGAACGGCCATCGCCGGCCCCGTGACCGCCCTCAAGACCGCCGCGTCTTGAGACTGAACCTACCCCACTAGACCTTCCACAGGAGCAATCAGAACAATGATCCATACACAGATGGAAAAGATGGCGGTGGCCCTCCCCGCCGCCGTCGCCAGTTCGGCCGTGACCCTGACCGTCGACACCCTCGGCTACGACGGCGTCAGCTTCGTCGCGGTTCGGGCGGCCAACGCGGCCACCACGTTCGCGTCGGTGCTGAAGGTTGAGCAGTCGAGCGACGACTCGACCTACGTCGCCGTCTCGGGCTTCACCGGCGGGACCGACTTCACGATCGCCCAGGCGACCACCAGCACCGCCGTCGCCTACAAGCTCG